CGTAAATCAAATTCACCTGCCAAGTCATCGCGCTTAATAGGAACAAAGTTCTCATTAGTAATACGTATTACTTCATCCTCTTCTAAGAATAAGGCATTCATAGTTAGGAACTTACGAGCCAAGGATTCTAAACCATTTCCAAGACGTCGTACTATGCCTGTCTCGCGCTTAGTTGCTGCATCTGTAGCTGTACGCACTGCTTCTGCAGTCTGCCCCAGGTTAACACCACTAACACCAGTACCTTGGAATGCGCGAACACCTGTAAGAGATTCAGAGTCAGTGTTAACCATATTCAAAACAAAAGGAGCTGATTCAGGAATGTTCGGGAAGTTCTGAGTAAAGATAGACTGTAGTGGATTACCTACATTACCGTTGAACTCAAAGTCCTGCCCATTCTTAAACTTATTCATATTGACCTGATCCATAGCTCCTTTTTGGAAACCAGTCTGTCCTGCACTGATCTTAGCCATGAGGTCAATCATTCCACGTGTTACTGCCCCTTTGATTTTTTGATTGTCTTCCAGTAACTCTGCATCAGGCTCACCATATAGGCTGCCTTTAACTGGCATAAAAGGTATAAAAATAAAAGGGAACTGCCTATCAGGATATGGGTTTTCATCCATGCGGATAATGGTGTCTCCAACCCACGTACATACCATAGGCCGTGCAATACCATCATCATTATAATCATAGTATCCCCAATACTCATAAGCATAGAGCTTCTGTCGGGGTTCGTCTTTAAAGTTGAAGCTGCCTTGGGAGATTGTTGAATCATATTGACTACCTATGTCAGAAGTTATAGTTGCATTTTGAGTAACAATCTTATCTAAGTTCTTATATCGCCCATCGCGCTTAAGATCAGACATAGATGTCTCAAACTTGTGTACAATAAAGTTAGCTTTCTGTAGGTCGCCTTGACAAGTAGGATCAACATAAATAGAACTAAAATCGCACACATCTACTGTAGGATGGTTTCGGATAACTTTCTCTGTACGCTCCATACGAGTACCTTCTTGGTACACGCGAATAGGCACACCCGCTTGCTGAGATAATTCAACACTTAATCGAGTAGCTTCTGGTACATCTTCCAAATAGTCCGGTTTAGCTTGAAGCATCTGTAAGTGTTGCTGCAATTCTTCCATGAAAGTGGGATCTTCAATCTGCATAAAGTTAGGTACTTCCTGAGTTACCCACTCAGTCTTGTGTTCCCAACTAGTACGCAGAATAGCAGTACCTTCGTTAACACAAGTACGAACCATCTTGTCAATGAAAGCTACCTTATCAATCTTAGTATCAAACTGACTGTTAATTAATAACTCATTTTGCTGAGCAGACTTAACATCCTCCCAGGTAAGAGGATTAACATTGAATAAATCAGTACTTGATAGGAAGATCTCACTCAATGCTGAGTATCGCCATTCAGCCTGAGTACGTACGAGCTTGGGGGCAACCTTACTCTTGTTCTCTGCTGTGACTGGTTTAGAGTTTCCAGATAGATACAGAATATCTAACCAGTGTTCAATCTTCTTACACTGTGCTGCTTGCGACGTTGTCGCTGATGTGAGGTCTTGCTTCAAATCCTGCAGATCTGGTTCATTCTTCCAGTCTGTAAGTTTAGAGGCAGCCGTCACAGGTTTGTTTTCGTTAATTTCCATAACTTGTTCCTATGTAAGTTGGGGCCAATAGTACCAAGTATAACTGTTGACATACAACGCTATAAACACTAATATCAAAACACGACTTGATTGGTTGTCATTCCAAAAACAAATTAGCCCCTATTACAGGGGCTTTTTTGTACCTATAGTTTTATACCCAACCACCTCGTTGGAAGTTAGTAGTTTCACCTTGAGAGCCTATACTAGCGAAGTTAGCTTTGAGATTGTTTATCTCATCTAAGTACTTAGTCCAGTAGTTATTACCTTCATGGAACATACCGCGTCCAATAGTCTCAGCTCCTTTAGGATTGTACTTACGAGATGCCACATATAAAACCAATGCATTAAGCATGTGGTCTGGTAAATCGATATACACTGCTGCGGGGTCTGCACTGAAATCTAATGGTTTAAGTCGAGCTTTATAGTGAACAATCAATTCACCTAGATCACTTCCTTGGTGTAACTTAAGAGTGTTGTATGCACTCAAATTAATACCAGTATGTGTGAAGATACTAGGACGTGTACCAAATACGTTATCTACTGGCATCAATAAAGCAGTATCAGTATTAAGCCCCAGAGATTGGCCTGTACTGTCAGTAACACGAAGGATCTGACTAATATCACCTTGGAAAGGTTCCTGTACTGAATCAAGAATAAACCCATCTACATTACCACTAGATACAGTATTAGACGGCACCAGTTCATATACACGCTGCTCTAGTGTAGTCTTAATTAAGATCTCCTTCTCGCGCACAGCAAATCGAGAGTTCATATCGTTAATGCCCGCTTGGATCAGTGCATTGATCTTAGGCAATGACTCAGGTGCTAATTCAGCACCCTCACCATCAAATAGTTTAGACAGCTCACCTGCACAGAGCTGTGTATGTACTTCATTTAAAAACATAGCTACACCACATAAGTTGAGATAACAGATATATCCTCGACTGCTGTATGCAAATCGAAGATACCAGTCTGTTCATTGTACTGCATCTGAGCTTGTTCATCAGGGCAGAATACAGGCATAGCCGCTAACATACTGATTGTATCAATAGCATCATCATGCTTGGATTTAAGTCCACCTGCAGCTGCCAGTTTAAGCTCTTCCATCATTTCAATCATTGGTTTCTCTAGCTTAACTTCCTCAGGGAAGAACATCTCACCAGTCTTAAACCAAGGAACTGAAACTAAGAAGCGCTGCATCTTGTTTGTATTTGGACGAATACCTGGTCTATTAGAGTTACCTGAACTAGCTAAATTGAAATAGATCTTACGTCGTACCATCTCATTCTTGATCCAGGGGATAAAGCCTTCTTGTTGTCCTGTTACCTCAATACCTACAGACATTGGTTTGTACTTATGAGAGAAGCGGAACAGTGCATCAATGTTCTTATCCATTGATTGACGTTCACATATACCATCTACCCAGAACTTATGGTTAGAGTGGTTAATGGCCCATACAGAGATAAAGGCAAAGTCACCTGATTCATCTTCTGTAGTTGCAAAGTCAGTAGTAATGTAGAAGTTATACAGATGCTTATTCTTAAGAATGTCATCGCGCTTGTACCAGTTAATATCTGAGTCTAATACAAGACGATCTTCGTCAGACATAATACGAAGCATAAGCTCTTGGTTAAACGTGTGGATAGTACCGGACTTCATTGCCTCTAAGTACTTACGTTTAACATAGTCATAAGTGAAGCGGTCTTCCCATGAACCACGGAACTCTTTACGAGTACAAGGAAACTTCTCACATACAGGGTAACAGTTGACTGCCCATGCACCAGACTCTATTGCTTTATACAAAGGATCACTTGCATTAAAGGGAGTACCTGACCAGATGATCTTACTACGTGTAGGATGCATCGCGTGGTCAATTGCTTTGTGCACTGTATCCTCAATAGCTGCAATCATAGTCTTAGAACGAGCATCCTCATCCGAAACCAAGTCATCAAGGATAGCTAACTGAGGTCGCTTACCATTGGCCTTAGTACCACGAACACCTGTCTTAGCACCATAACCTTTAACAATAAGTTCTTTACCTGACTTGTTCTTAAAGTGCCAGTGAATGTCTGTGAACTTAGCCATAGGCACATACTTCTTCAAGAAGTCTGAGTTATCCCAACGATACTCTAAGTTCTTACGCATGTTCTTCACACCGTTATCAATAGAGTCCGATACATACAATGCAAAGTCTACTGTACCAAAGGTAGGTAACTCACCAAAGGTAGCTAGGTAAAGAATCAAGTACTCACCTAATACAGTTGTCTTAGCTGCGCCACGATGTACCATGTTAGCAATCTTACGGCTGTTAGGTTGATCAATCTGATCAAGCATCTTTAAGTGAAGAGTAGGTGTTACGTTCTCTTCTCCTTGACCACCATTAACAAGTTTAATGAAGTCCACAAACATAGTTGCAAAGATACTAGGTACATAATCAGGGTCTTCCTTATAGGAGACTCCATTAAGCCACTCCTCTACTGTCTTTACATCTAAACCAAGGTCATCAATAAACTCCCCGTCATCTAATAAAATATCAGACATCTGTACACTCTCCTTCAATAATACGAGCTGCTGCCATTTCACCTGCAGTCATTACCTTCTTCTCAATACTCTCTACCTGCTTAGCAGCTAAGCTACCAATAGCAGCATATAGATCTTTAATTGAGTCTGTCTCTTCAATACCAATGTTTAGATTTACTTGCTTCTCTTCTGGTGGCTTCAAGTGAATCATTAATGAGTTAGCTGCATCTGACTGAACCTTCTCACTTGCTGCATTCTTCATTAAGAAGAACTGATGGTTAATAGCTTCTTGAAACTTGTCTTGGTTTAGTACGTGAGTAGGAATAACTGCCTGAGCATAAACCAAGTTAACAAGCTTAGACTTGTTGTACATAGCTACAGAAGCAGACATTGTTTGAGAAGTCTTACCTTGTTGTATCCAGTTATTGAACTTAGTAGGGAAAGTCTTAGCATAAGCATCCATGTTGTTATATCCCATGATCTTGTGGGACACATACATAACTGCATTGAAGTAAGACTCTAGTTTGAACTTACCTTCACTAAGTACTTTGTTATAAGAGATCATGTTGTCTCTGAATGCTTCCCGGAAGTCAGGATCAGTTATCACCTGGTTAAGCTCATTAACCAAGGTGTCTGATACACCTGCTTGTACTGATGGAGGTAAGGCATTAATTAAGTCGTCTTTAGATAGCATTTCAATATCCAATATTAAGTTAGACATAGGATATAGGGTTAGTTAGAAGAGAGCAAACCAAGGAGAAAGGTCAACCCCCGCAGGTCTTCAACTTTTTCATATTTTTTATATATTAGTACGGTAGTGGGGCTATCTATTTCTTCATCTACTTAGCCGATACCCTCCCCCCTATCAACTCTCTGGAAAAGGATTCTTACTAGTCCATGTTTATTTAGCTACGCTTTAAGATGGAATCAATCAACTAATCAAGGAGCATTCCCATGTCACAACTTAACAACAACGCTAATGTATCAATCTTCGGTGCTATCACTGGTACAGCTAAACGTGCACTTAACGTAGTAGACAATGGCTTAGCTATGGTCGATAACGCATTCATTGCAGGTGAACGTGTAACATACATCGCTGCATCTAAAGCTAGCAACATGGCAGACATCAGTGACATCAATGACTCAATCACTATGCTCGCTGTTCGTAAAGAACTTGAGGATAAGAAGAAGCAGTTAGGCATCGTAGTAGATGCTAATGGTGTCATGACATTCGGTGAATAAACCAATCGAGTAAGTACAATCCTGTGCTTACTCTTATTAACTAGGAGTAATGAGATGTTTAATCAACATGTATATATGTACATTTATCACAATGATCTTATTGATATGTGGAAGCAAGAGAATGCAAATGATATTAAACACTATGACTTAGCTTAGGCTAGGTCTTTATTTCTTTTTACACATTACACATTACACACTACACATCATGACAGTAAGGTGCGTTAGACAGCTTAAAACTTTCTGTCAAAACAGTATATTCTGTGAATAGCCAGTAAACCAATATCCCTTAGTTTATATATAACTAAGCTCATACCTAATTACCTAAATCTACAGTACTCCGTACTGTTTTGAAGACTAGTCTAGTACTAGGTATATATATTAATACTTATATTTATATGTATGTATTTTTTCCTTGCTACCCTGTAGCGCAGTGTATCAGTGTTCTCAATTCTGTCTAGTCAGTTGTACTTATAAGCTATATCAATAAAACTGATATAGATAATTAAGAGGGTAATTAGCTACGCTTAGATACGGAGTATTAGCTTGCTAGAACTGGAGAGAATAGTGTAGGGAATAGCTAAAGTAGGACTTTGTCTTTGACTTTGATGCTCTGTTTCCCTCTACCTATATCCTCTGTACTCTCCCACTTAAACCTAAACTGGACTAAACACTATGGCTACTGAACTTGATGCTGTTGTCTTATTCGCTATTGCTAATGAAGCATACACTCGTGAATCAATCATTACTGTGATTCGTTCATCACTATCACCTGAATTAAACACTGCATTAAACTGCTGTCTTGATGAGGGTACACTTGATACAGGTATTCGCTTCTTCTTACATGCACCACACGTATACCCAGAAGCACAAGTACAGAACAACGTACATAATCATCATGTATGCCAATACAGTGCAATGCTTTCATTTAAATATGGATCAACTGAATACATTGATCTTGTACCTTATCACCTATTACCTAAACACTTAGTTAGTCAACTTCGACCTACTGATACATTCATCTTCGCATAAGGACTAAACACTATGAAAATTCGTACTACCTACTTTGACATGTTAGATGGACGCTATCGTACAGCTGTTAAACTTGGTTTTAACTATGTATCAACTACCAAAGGTAATCGCTATGCACGAGTTAAATTAAAGAAAGAGTATGCCGAAATGAACACTAAAAATCGTACTCACGCTAGTGACTTTGTTGTGCGTTAATTCACTTGAGAGCTTCACTAAGATGCTCTCATCACTCTACCTATCAGGACTAAACACTATGGACATTGTCATCTTCACACTAATCATTGGTGCTCTTGTTATCTCTATGTTCTACCATAAACACTAACCTACGTGCACTCGTGGAGTGCACTCTTAAGGACTAATTCATATGACTGATAAACCTCAATTCACATCTCGTGTATGGGTTGTACCTAATAACTCAACTGTCTCTGATACTGTTTTAGCCTTAGCTGAAGTACTTAATAGAGATGGCTACAAGGTCATCTCACACTCAGTATTTGTACATCCTAACCATCCATCATCAGCACGTGTAAGCGTGCTGGGACAACTTAAAAAGGTTAAATAACATGACAACTAATTCACCTTATCCTAACCGTATTATCAGAATCACTACATGTCCTACATGTGGTAAAGAGACTGATGCTATCCGTCCAACATCACTACCTAACTCATATTTCATTGAGAAAGGAGCTACGCTTCACAGTGATGGTAAGTGTATCGTCAAACAATCTAAACCGTGTCTACCTAACTGTTAGGACTAGTAAATGAAATTCAATCCACACCTTTCAAACATCATTGGTCATGACATCTACGTTACTACTCGTGGTGTCATCTACATGCAATTTAAAGGGAACCAATACCAGATTGGTAACACTACAACCTCGTCTATTGCAGACCTAAAGAATGAAGCGGAGAAGTATGTATGACACCTTACTTCTTAATTACTATGGGCCTACTTATCTTCATATTTGGTGCTTGTGCTACCGCACTATTTCATGAAGATATAGGCACAGGCTTCTCAATACTGCTATTCATCATCATCACAGTATTTGCATCTGCATGGGTATATGTAGGTGTATCAGTTATTAACCTTTAAGGACTATCACCATGCCAAGTCGTAAAGAATTACGTGTCACTTTAGGATACATCACATCTAAACCTTTCGCTGCTCAACTACCTCTACATAAGACATCTTATGGTGATGTAGAAGCAGCCCAAATCACACTACAAGCACTAATAACTCATCATGGGTTGCTTGTTGTTGATTCATTACTCACTAAGATCAATGCATCTGAGACTAACATTAGTTCTGTACAGATGCGCTCTATGATGCGTGCTGTATACATGCAAAGACCTTTCCACAATCAATATACATACAACCTTGTATGTCATATTAATA